CCACGCACATGGTGGACATGTTTCCCACAAGGAACACATGGCGCACGGTGGCAAGGCTCACAAGGCTACTGGTGGTAAAGCTAAGAAGTGTAACTGGTAAGAATTAGCGGGGGCGAACCTCTGCTTTTCTTAAATTTTGGAGAGTTAGTTATGAAAACAGTTGTTCAATCACAAACAGGTGTTGGATCAACCAAACCTATTGTTACAAATTTAAATACTACTCCAGTTAATATCGGTTTTGGAGTGGTTGTTACAGGTACAGTAAATTATACTGTTCAGCATTCTTATGATGACCCTTTTTCAAGCACTGGGTTAGTTACTTGGTTTCCGTCTTCTTTAGCCGCGCAAACAGCTAATGGTTCAGGTAGCTATCTAAGCCCAGTTACAGCTGTTCAATTGGTCGTAAATTCAGGTACAGGAACAGCCGTTCTATCATTGTCACAAGCAGGTATTGAATAATATGCCGTTGATCAAATCTAAATCTAAAGCTGCTTTCAGTAAAAATGTAGCTGCTGAAGTTAATGCGGGTAAACCCGTTAAGCAGGCAGTAGCAATTGCTTACTCAGAGAAACGTGCAGCGAAAAAGACGGGCGGAGTATTAACTACAAAAACTCGTAAATCATTGCCTAAATCTGAATTTGGTTTACCAGGAGAGCGTAAATATCCAATGCCTGATCGCGCTCATGCGGGTAATGCAAAAGCTAGAGCAAGTCAAGAAGTTAAAGCTGGAAAATTGTCTAAATCAAGTGAAGCTAAAATTGATGCTAAGGCGAATAAAATACTTGCTAAAAAGACTGGCGGAAAGATTACCAAGATAGCGGGGTGGTAGATGACTACCTCAGGTACTGTTGGCCAAACTATTATCAGTGTTCAAGATTTAATTGACCACGGTGCTCGTCGTGCAGGAAAACTTGCAGAAGAATTGACAAATGAGCAAGTTAATGCAGCAAAAGAAAGTCTGTACTATTTGCTCTCTAGTCTTGCTAACTGGGGCATTAACTATTGGGCAATTAACAAGTATGTAATGGGACTTATCCCCGACCAGACTTACTACTACCTGCCAGTAGGTACAGTAGATGTCCTAAATGCAAACTATAGAACTACTACAAATATTTCAACTGGGGCTTATAGCACTTCAGGGATTGTGGCTAATGCATTTGATGGTGTCGGGCAAAATCTCTGCCAACTCACTACCAACACAGGCGCTATTGGGATTAGTGCTGGTTCAGGTAATCCTGTTTATATTAACACTGTAGGTATTCTAGCAGGCGTTACTGGCTCAGTAACAGTTCAGATTCAAGCCTCTGCAGACAACTCTACGTGGACTACGGTATATTCCCCTGGTGCTACCAACTGGGTGTCAGGCGCTTGGTTGTATTATGATCTGCCTACCACTGAGACTCAACCCTATTGGCGTATTCAACAAACTGCCGGCATTGACATGAGTGTCTACCAAGTCCAATTTGGTACTATGCCGATTGCTATTCCGATGGCTAGAATGAACAGAGATGATTATTCAAATTTACCTAATCGACAGTTTCAGTCACTCAGACCCTTGCAATATTGGTTCAATCGTACTATTCCACAGCCCAACATGGAAGTATGGCCAGTCCCTAACTCGATTCAACCTCAGATTGAACTCTGGTTGAATCGCTATGTGCAAGATGTAGGTGATTTAAACGGGGAAATTGAAATACCTCAGTATATGTATCTAGCCATACAGTGGGGTTTGTCACATCAAATGGCATGTGAACTCCCTCAGGTGGATCCTACCAGAATTGCTTATTGCGAAATGCAATATGAGAAGCATCTGCTGATGGCTCAGAATGAGAATCGTGATAAATCTCCAATTTATTTTGCACCAAATATTAGTTATTACACAAGATAATGTCAAAATGGCTTGACACTCGCGGAAACAATACTTTAAGTATTGCAATCTGTGATCGTTGTAAAATGAAATATGCATATTCTGATCTCATTCCAGATGGAAATATACCTGCTTTAAGAGTATGTCAGAATGGTTGTTCAGATCAGTTTGACCCATATCGTCTACCTGCTCGACAGCCTGAAAAGATTTCGATTCGCTTCCCACGCCCTGATGCTGATATTGCACAATACGATGATGCTATAACCACTGACCCTAATGTAGTGAATACGCCTAATAGTGTAACACAAGGTACTGAAGGTGAATATGGTATTGCACCTGAGACTTCGGAAGATGATTTAAATGGCAACCTCGACAATTTGTCACCTTAGTAAAGATTAATTATGTCAAACGTAAGAATCTCTCAGCTCCCTACAGCCCCATCCGCTATTACTGGTGCGGAGTTAGTCCCAATTGTTCAGAATGGGCAAACTGTCCATGCTACGATTAGTCAACTGGTTGCTTCTCCTTCACAAACTCAAACATTCTTAACAGTCAATAATGAACCTACGTTGCCCAATAGTCGTTATGTCAGTAGTGGTGTTGGCATTGGGCATACTGATAGCGGTGCTCAAGGTGCTTATTCATTTTATCTAAATGGCACATCTGGCTCATTAGAAGTTGCTGGTACAGGTATTATTGCTAAAACAGCAGCTAATACAATTACTGCCAGAACAATTTCAGTTAGTGGAGCAGGGCTCTCAGTAACGAACGGTGATGGTGTTAGTGGAAACCCTACACTAGCTGCGTCAGGACTGCTCTATGCCTTAGCAAATGCTTCAGGCACAGGATTGCTAACTATCAATGGTTCTAATATTTCGAATGTGGTGTTGCAAGGGACTACCAATCAAATCAGTGTAACCAATGCTGATGGGTCTGCAGGCTATCCTACCTTTTCAATAGCCGCAAACCCTGTAATACCAGGAACTGCCAGCTTGACTTTACCTGCAGGTGGAGTGGCATCGCGCCCTGTACTAGGTGTTAACGGTATGATCCGTTATAACTCAGATGCAGCATCTTTAGAAGCCTATGCTAACAATGCTTGGGGCGCAATTATCTCAGGTTCAGGTGTTGCTACATTTAGCGCAGGGACAACAGGGTTTACACCTAATACACCAACTGCTGGCGGTATAATTTTAGGCGGTAAGCTTAATGTGAATAGTGGTGGTACTGGCGCCACAACCTTAACAGGTTATGTGTATGGAAATGGTACAAGCGCAATGACTGCGTCTATAACCATTCCTACAACCGATTTGAGCGGTACTGTCACAAATGCTCAGATTGCAAACCCACAAGTAACATACAATGGTGTAACAGTTGCTCTAGGTGCTAGCGGAACCATTACCGCAACTGCAACAAACGCATTGACTATTGGCACTGGATTGTCAGGTACGAGCTATAACGGATCTACCGCAGTCACAATTGCGATTGATTCAACTGTTGCGACTTTAACTGGTATCCAAACCCTAACAAACAAGTCAATTTCAGGTAGCACAAATACATTTACTAACATTCCAAATAGTGGTTTGACCAATTCGTCATTGACTATTGGTGCCACTAATATTGCCCTTGGTGGAACTTCTTTGACTCTGGGTGGATTGACTTCAGTCACTGTTACTCAAGACCCTATATCTGGTTTGCAGTTGGCTACTAAGCAGTATGTTGATGCCGTAGCACAGGGTTTAAATGTTAAACCTGCAGTCTTACTAGCAACTACCGCAAATATTACACTTTCAGGAGAACAGTCGATTGATGGATTTACTACTTCATCTAGTCGGGTTCTGGTTAAAAATCAAAGTACTCAAGCTAATAATGGTATATATGTATCCAATGCATCTACTTGGACTAGAGCCGTTGATGCTGCAACGTGGGCACAGTTAATCTCCGCATTTGTATTTGTAGAACAAGGTACAACTCAAGCTGATACAGGTTGGGTATGCACAGTTGATCCAGGAGGAACTCTTGGAGTTACAGCTGTTACATGGACTCAGTTTTCCGGAGCTGGTACGTATACTGCTGGTACAGGGTTAACCCTTACTGGTAGTCAATTTAGCCTTACAGCACCCGTCACAACCGCTTTAGGTGGTACAGGTTCAACATCAGCATTGACTCAGTATGGTGTTGTATATGGCTCTACAACTTCTGCAATGGCTACTACATTGGCAGGAACATCTACTCAAGTGTTGCATGGTAATGCTTCTGGCGCTCCTACATGGAGTGCTGTATCACTTACAGCAGATGTAACTGGTACTTTACCTATTGCTAGTGGCGGTACAAACAGCACGGCAACCCCTACTGCTGGTGGAGTTGGATATGGTACAGGTACGGCTCATGCTTATAGCGCTGTAGGCACATCAGGTCAAATTCTGACTAGTGCAGGGGCTGGTACACCGACATGGTCAACTCTTTCAAGTGTGTCAGTTACGACTCTATCATTTGGAACTACAGGATTAACCCCAGCAACAGCTACATCAGGTGCAATTACAGTGGCTGGAACCTTGGTAGTTGGTAATGGAGGTACTGGTGTAGCAACTCTGACAGGCTTGGCGTATGGTAATGGAGCTTCTGCGTTTACAGCAGCAACTGCTGCGCAGGTTGTAGCAGTTATTAGCACTACTGCTGTGACTAATGCTACAAATGCTGCTAATTTAAATCTTGCAGCAGGCTCAGGGGCTACAAACTATATTACCTATGCAGCAACCGCTACTGGAAATGTACCTCAGTACACTAGTACAGGTTTAACTTATAATGCTACAAATACTGCTCTTACTGGCGGAATAAATGGCGGAACATTCTAAATGTATACTTTTCAAGTTATAATTGTAAAAAGGATTTAATATGGCAGCCACTGGCTTTACACCAATTATTCTGTTTAACAGCACGACAGCGTCGAATGCCCCTACGACTGCTAACCTTGCTGTTGGAGAACTCGCCCTTAATGTCCCTGACGGCAAGCTCTACTTTAATCAATCAGGCACAATTAAAGTTTTAGCTTCAAATGCTGCAGGTACTGTAGGCGGGGCTAATACTCAAGTTCAGTTTAATAATAGTGGTGTACTCGGAGGTTCTGCTAATCTTACATGGAACGGCACTACTCTAGGAGTCACAGGTGCAATTACCGCTTCTGCTGATTCAGCTTTTAATGGTACAGGTGCGCTTCAACTTCCAGTAGGCACTACAGCGCAACAACCTACAGGCGCAAGTGGTAAGCTCCGATTTAACTCTACTACATCTCAGTTTGAGGGGTACACAGGAGCAGCATGGAGTTCTGTAGGTGGTTCTGCTTTAAGTAATGACACCACCACAGCTACTAATCTTTATCCCTTGTTTGCTAATGCAACTACAGGCACAGCTTTAAATGTCTATACAAGTAATGCTAAGTATCTTTATAAGCCTAGTACAGGTGATTTACAATCTAGTCAACTAATTGCAAACAATGGATTGGTTCTTAACAATGCAACAGTATCTACAAGTTACACTGTGGCGACAGGAAATAATGCTATGTCAGTAGGTCCAATTACTGTAGCTACAGGTCAAACTGTTACTGTAAGTACAGGTCAAAGGTGGGTGATTCTATGAGTTCATTAATACCTAGTGGTTCAGCTAGTGGCACAGGGTCAATGACCTTAGCTGCTCCTGTAACCAATTCGAATCAAACTGTAATGATTCCTGATGCTACTGGCACAGTAATGGTTAGCGGTAATATGCCAGCGTTTAGTGCTTATAGTAGCGCAACACAAAACCCAACTAGCGGTGTAACTACTAAAGTTATTTTTGGTGCAAAATATTATGATACAAACAATAATTTTGCATCTTCAACATTTACTCCAACAGTAGCTGGATATTATCAATTAAGCGCTTCTATTTCTATGGCGGCAGATACAGGCCTTACTGCGGCAAGAATATATATTTTCAAAAATGGTGCTGGTATAAATATACCAATGACAGAAAATACAGGTCAAAATACTACTGGATATTACACAATTAGCACATCTGCTTTGGTGCAAGCAAATGGTTCAACAGATTATTTTGAAATTTATGGAACAGTAGATGGTACTGGTACGCTTAGATATTTCTTTTCATCTGCCCCTAGCCATGCAACTGCATTTACTGGTGTTTTAGTGAGGTCAGCATGAATATTGTAGAAAAAATCAAAGCAATTTACCCAAGTCTTGAAGATAAAGATTTTTGGACTGTAATCACACTTCAAAATAATAGTGATGGCAAGGGCGATTACATTGCTAAATGGGAACACCCTACACTAGCTAAACCAACAGATGAGGAATTAGCATGAGCGTATCTTATGGTGGCGATGCCATCAACTCAACTACTGCACTACCACTTCAACTAAATGGCACTACTTTTGCTACTGGTAATCAATACGGCATTGGTTTAGGTACTGCCGTACCATCTAGCGGTATTGGTATTGCCTTCCCAGCTACTCAATCAGCTTCTTCCGATGCTAATACACTAGATGATTATGAAGAAGGTACTTGGACACCTACATTTGGATTAAATAGCGGAAGCCTTACTTATTCAAATCAATCTGGAACATATACAAAAGTAGGTAGGCAAGTAACTGTTATTTTTTATTGTTTGGTCAATACTTCTAGTTCAGGAATTTCAAATGGAAATTTGTCTAGCTTGCCATTTACATGCCAAAGTTCAACTTATGCTGGTCCTTCTTTTGCATATTGGGGTACTAGCGGTATGTTTTCAACATTTTCAAATTTAATAGGTTTGATTGGTTCAGGAAGTACAGATATTCAAATTCGTGGCTCTCAAATTCAAAATTCATCACCCGGTTTGGCTTTTGGTGGAGCTTCAATTACGGCTGGAACTGCATTAGCAGGAACATTAACATATTTTACCAATTAACTAACCCATATTAGGTTAGTCGGACACTTAACAGGAGTATTAAAAATGGCATTAACTAAAGAAACAGTAGTAGACCAAATTACAGTAGCCGAAAACGGCATTGTGCTGTATCGTGAAGCTACACGCATTATGGAAGATGGCAATCAGATTAGCCAAACTTACCATCGCACTTCACTTGCACCCGAAGCTGATTTAACTGGCGTACCAGCTAATGTTGTAGCTATCTGCAATGTAGCATGGACACCAGAGGTTATCGCTGCATACCAAATGCAACAAGCAAGTACAACATTATGAACGCTTATGAACTAGCTGATTGGCTAGATAACTTTAGCTCTGTAAATGATGAAGATGGAAAAATAATGAGTGAGATTTCAGCGACATTAAGAAAGC